CATTAAATGAAGCATACCCATTAGTTCTAAATCCGATTACTATGAGCTGGGGTGAAGAAGGTGTCGCTAGACTTGGCGTCACTTTTGCATATAGAAATTATAAGTGCCTATTTACAAAACAAGATCAACCAGAAGCTGGATTTGGTTTTTCTGTTGGGGTTGGTCCAGGAGGAATCAGCGGCAGCGCGAGGATTCCTGGGTTAGGAAACATAGCAGGGTCTACTGAACTTGGATCTATAAGCGCGAACGTTGGTGGAACTATCGGGCGCGTTGCTGCAATTAGAAATTTATTTTAAATTATTTTATATTATAACTGGAGAATATTATGGCTTTACCTTCGCTAACAGCACCAGAGTTTTTAACGAAGATACCATCAACAGGAAAAGAAATTAAATATCGACCGTTCTTAGTCAAAGAAGAAAAGATATTATTGATGGCTCTTGAAGGAAACGATCAGGATGAAATTACAAACGCGATTGTAACTATACTCGGCAACTGTTTAGAAGAAGGTGTCGATGTAAATAAGCTGGCTACATTTGACGTGGAATATTTATTTCTCAAACTGCGAGGAAAATCTGTCGGTGAAGTGATACAACTCCGCATGAGCCACGCTGATGGCGATTGTAAGCATCGTACAGATGTAGAGATTAATATTGACGACATCAATGTCACTGAAGAAAGACCTGAAGATAAAATTCAGTTGACTGATGAAATTGGTATCAAACTTAGATATGCTGGCGTGAATGATTTGAAAGGGATTGACCCTGAATCATCAGAAGATCTATTTAAGCTGATCACTAACTGTATTGAGTTTATATACGATAGCGAAAATGTTTATAGCGACTTCACCAGAGAAGAAATTGCTGAATGGTTGGAGCAGCTGAGTTCCGAGCAATTTAAAAAGATCACAGATTTTTTTGAAAATGCTCCAAAGCTGAAACATGTTATTACTTGGACTTGCCCTGAGTGCGGCAAAGAAGATAGTATGGTGTTGGAGGGATTGACAAGTTTTTTTACGTGAGCATGGTACACGACGATCTAAGCAACATGTACCAGCTGAACTTTGCTTTGATGCAACACCACAATTATAGTTTGACGGAACTAGATGAGATGATACCGTTCGAGCGTGACATATATGTAACACTTTTGAAAAATTACCTCGAGGAACAAGAAGAAATACAAAAACAAAATAGGTAATTGCTGTGACAAAAAAAATAGAAGAAGGATCTGCTCTAGAAAAAGCTGACATAAATGGTGACGGTATAATCACCGATGAAGAGCTGGAAATGCATCTTGAGTATAAGCGCAAAGAACTTGAAGATGCTGATGCTATGCGCGATGCTCAACGAAAGATGGCTTGGTTCGCTTTATTCGGGATGCTACTTTATCCGTTTGCTGTAGTCATAGCTTCTTTGATCGGACTTGACGAAGCAGCGAAAACATTAGGTTCTATGGCTCCAACATATTTTGTATCGGTCGCGGCAATCGTCGCTGCGTTCTACGCCAAGGAAGCAATGGGCAGTAACAACAAAGAGAAATAAAAAATGGCAGAAGAAAAGAATCTACCCAAATTAGTCTCGGATGCTATGGAGAGTTCCATTTCATCTGACGAAAAGGCGGCAATCGCTCAACAAAATTTAGCAAATCAGATGAAGGTGTTCGCTGATAGTAACAAGGCGTTCGCGAAAACTTCTGTGACTCTGAACAAATTTGCTGCAGCGCAGATTGATAAGATCAACCCATTCAAGAAATTGGGTGCGGCTTTCGACAAATCTTGGCTCGGTCAGAAACGCATACAAATAAAAGAAGAAGAGAAATTAGCTGAAGCAGCAGGAATTACCCGAGACGAACTTCTCCTAATCAAAGCTCAAAAAGATGTTGCAGATTCACAGAAAGAACAAGCAGCTGCTCTGGAGAGAACTCTAAAAGAGTATGGCGTGGAAACTAAGGAATTCGCGGACACTGCTAAGAAAGTGATCTCAAACGAAGAAACTCTCGACGATTCAATTTCTACTGATGCAAAATTTATTGTACAAAATTTGGCCACAAATTCGAGACTCAAGAAACTAGCGGATGAAGAAGCTAAGAGGGAGAACCTTGAAAGTCAAAACCTTCTAATTAGTGATGTTCGCAAAGGTTTGGATGGGGTGAAGCAGGGAATCTTATCAAACGGGCAAACTATCGGCGAGTCATTTGAAGATGCGAGAGCGGAACGGGAAAGGTCTGAAACAGCAGCTATAGAAGGGCAAAGAGAAACCGCTCGGCGAGACGAAGAACGAATGGCCTTGCACCGAGAAATGGTCGGAGGAATAAAGGGGCTTGGCAAAAGTTTACTGGATGGGCTCAAAGGATTAGGACAAGCTGGCGGTGCTGGAATTGGGATGCTGTTCGGAATTATAGCTGCTCCAGTGATCGCTCTAGCTGGCTTTTTCAAATCGTTAAAGGCTGAGTTTGCCTTTCTCAACAGACTCACGAACGGAAAGTTGGCAGCACCATTCGTCAAAGCAATAGAATTCATAAAAAGTCTGGGAAGTAAATTGGGGAAGGTTCTTTCTGCGAAGAATATTCCTGTAGATAAAATATTAAAACCATTCCAAGCAATTGGTGATTTCTTCAAAGGTATTGGGTCAAAGATAAGTTCTTTATTCGGAAAGAGCGGGACATTCGGAAAGGTGTTTGGAGTCATAAGCAAAGGTTTTGCACCAATAGCAAAATTCGCATCAGGTTTTGGTTCTGTTCTCGGGAAGTTGTTCTTACCAATTACAGTCATCATGGGTATCGTAGATACTGTTACAGGATTTATGGATGGATTCGAAACAGGCGGTCTGCTTGGTGGAGTGATGGGAGCAATCAAAGGTTTGTTCAATGGACTCATAATGAAACCGCTAGACTTACTCAAAGATGGTGTGTCTTGGATTGCGAGCAAACTTGGATTTGAAAATTTCTCTGAGATGCTTGATGGCTTCTCCTTTGAAGAAATGTTTAGTGGTATGGTTGACGGTCTGACCAATATACTGAAAGGAGTCGGTGACTGGTTCAACAGTAAGGTCGATTGGGTAAAAGGTGCGCTTGGAATGGAAACGAGCGAAGAAGAAAAAGAACGAGAAGCCCGAGAAAAAGAATTGGCTGATGCCAGGAAAAAAAGAAGCAAGCTAAGGATAGAAAAAGAAGCGTCGGATGCTGAGATTGATAATCGGATGGCCGAAATAGCTCAAAAATATGGTTCTTTGCAAGATGCTCCGCAGCAAGAAAAAGATGAGATCGCCGAACTAAAAAAAGAAAGATTGGCACTTAGGAACCGACTAGAAAGAATAGAAGGCGTGCCAACTGAGGCTGGTGGTGTTACTGGTTCTCGAGTGAACACTAGATCCGCGCAACAAAAAGCGGCAGCGGTGACTGTTGTATCAACCAATGCGCCAACTGTAGTGAACGCGCCAACCTCTACAAGTATGAACAGTCAGACCATAGTGCCAGCTTCTCCAGGAAGGTCAAGGCAGGTTGGTCGAAGATCCGCAAGAGCAAGCTAAAAAAAAGGGAGACCGAAGTCTCCCCACAAGCAATGGATTGCTTATTAATCTTCTTCAGCTAGTTTCTCAAAGAAAGACAAAGAGTCATCTTCTTCCTCTTCAGCAACAGGGGCTGGGGCAGTTTTAGCCACTGGCGCAGGAGCAACTTTAGCTGGTGCTTCAAACGGAATAGTATCAGTTCCGTCATCATCCATAGCACTGTTAGTTACAGGAACACCGCCCAAACCAAGAACACGGTTCAGTTTGGTTTGTAACTCAGCATAAGACTTGAAGTTTTTAGGGTCAACGAAATCTTGAAGAGAATGTAAAGACTCGTAAACCTTTTCTAAGCGGTCGTCGTCACCGTCAAGAAGTTCGCTCTGCGAATCAAACTCAGACTTATCATAATTACGATATCCCTCAACCTGACGAATTTTCAGTTTGAAGTCAGCACCTTCCCAGAAGTCAAATGGGTTGATCGCTTCTTCGTCTTCAAACGCAGGATTCATAGCTTCGTTCAGCTTGTCGAAGATTTTCTTGCCGAACTTGTAAAGCATAACCTTACCTTCCATCTCAGGTCGCGCAGGATCTTTTACAATCATGACGTTGGCGATGTAGGAGAGTCTACGCTTTTGCTTTCGGGCTTGGTCTTTACCAGCATCAGTACCGTTGTTCCAAAGCATAGAGTTATACTCAGAAACTGGATCTTTCTGATTAATTGTTGTTAACGAGTTTTCGATATACCAGCCGCCAGTGCCTTGGAAGCCATGATCGAACATACGAACCCAAGGAAGATCTTCGCCCTTTGGCTCGGGCAAGAATCGCAAGACGGCATAACCGTTACCTGCTTTATCCACTTCTGGCTTCCAAAAACGGTCGTCGCCCGACTTATTTTGATTGCCTGTAGATAGCTTGGTAGATTCGGATAGGAGTTTGTTCAATGAAGATGAACGTGATTTTTTTAGAGATGCAAATGATGATGCCATTTTTATATATCCTTCTGTATATAGTTGTATTAAAGTTATTCACAATATATCATAATATTGAATGTATATTATACTTGATTTAGAGGTACAAGTAAACCTTTTTTTATGCGGTTTATAGCGTCGTATCAATCTATTTATAAGTTTTCAAAACTATGCTTTTCAATTTATCCCTTGTAATTGGGGAGAACCTATTGAGAAACGGTGAGTATTTTGTCATAAGGAACAGCGTTTCATTGAGGACAATGTCGTCATACCTCTTCCATAATTTGGTGAAACCAATCAAGTCATTTAAAAGAACCAACGTCTCGATCGAGATTTTATTC